GACAACTGAGCAATACTGGCAGAGCCTCTAAGCTGCGACAGAGAACTAGCTGCGCCCTCTTCGTGACCTTTGCCGTCTGGTCGCTTCAGGTGGCTAACCATAAACAGCGTGATGCCAGTCTCCTGCACTAACATTCTAAGCTTGGTGCATATCTCGTCTAAGGCTTTTCTCTCGTCTCCGTTGCTCTGAGCAGACACAACAATGCTAACGTGATCCAGGAATAAGAACTTGGTGTCTAACGCTTTAGCCATGTAGCGGCAACGTGCCACAATGTTGTCTATACTGGTGCTTCCGAAGTGATCAAACAGAAACAGCCTTTGAGTTCCCATCGTGTCTTCAAAAGCTTCCCACCGTTCCTCTTCAGTGCTTTCAACATCAGGCAGGTGCAGTGGCTTGTTAGCCGCTAGAGACATCAACGACAGTGCTGTCTTTCTAGCATTCTCTTCTAGGAATAGCAGCCCTATGTTCTTGTCAGAGTTTTTCAAGATGTGGTAGACGATCTCCCTGACAAACTGAGACTTGCCTAGTCCTGAACCCGCTGTAATTGTCACCAGTTCAGACTCTCGAATGCCATAGGTTAGCTTGTTTAGGTTCTCCCACGGATACATAACAGCAGACTTTTCTACTGGTCTGTTTACTTCGTCCCAGAGACTAGCACCGTTTATGATACCGTCAGGCACAAACTTCTCTGCCGCCCAGAACGCCGCTGTAAAGCCTTTGATATCGTTAGCGACAAGGTAGTCGCAAGCGTCTTTATGACCGCCAGTGTGCTTCACTATGGCAGCTTTACCGCTGAACAGTTCTGCCACCTCTTTAGCCGCCTTACAGCCCGCTTCGTCAGCGTCAAAGCATATAATGATTGCCTCAAAGCTATCGAGGTACTCATAAGCTGCTTTACAGTCCTTCAGCGCCCCTCCTGCGCCGTTTCTGACGCTTACGCAAGCATACTTACTGCCCTGCATCTGATAAGCCGCAGCAGCGTCAAACTCGCCCTCACAGAGCGTTATGTATTTGCCACCACCGTTGAAGAGTTGCTGTCCGAACAGACCTGCCCCAGACCAGTTACCTACATTGTAGAAATTCTTGTCTGGTAGCCTAATCTTAGCCGCTATAGGCACGTTGGCATCTTCTGGGTCGTGATAACTAAAGTATGTCTTGTCTGGCTTTTCTAAAATGCCGTAGGTCTTGGCTGTGGCGGTGTTTAGCCCTCTCGATACAATAGCTTGATAGTTAGCTGTTGTCAGCATTCTCTCCACTGAACTAAAGTCTGGCTTGGGTTTTGGTTCTGACGGCTCTGGAATCTCAACAGGGCTGTAACCATCACTGGCGGCAGTGTATTGCCCACAACTATGGCAGAAAGTAGACTTTACAGTCCCGTTTTCTGCAATGTTTATCTGTAGTGCATCGCTACTGCCACAGTCACCGCAGGGTTGATGTATTAAATTGCTCACAATTCCACCTCCTCTCTTAACAAATACTTCTTAATAAACTGGGAAGGGTTTTTATACCGATACCAAGTACCCTTTCCCTGCACTCTCCATTTACGAGTACGGGGCGCTATAATAAACTTATTACCAACCATAAAAAGTCCTACTCCATTATGTAAGTCTATTTCAAAATCCCTATCAACTTCGACAAAACGCATGGCCTCCTTTATTATCTCTGCGTGTCTAGCGTCACTGTTACTATACTGCAACTTGTTATAGTTGCGTAGCTCACAAGCAGCAGAAGCTTCTTCAGCAACTGCCAGTTTTTCCGCTAACATTTCCAAGAGACTAGCCCGATTCTCCGCATTCTTTAGAAAGCTGCTCATAATTCCATCTCCTCATAGACATTGCCCCAAGATATGACAATGAAGGGTAGATAGAGCAACACGCCCTCAAAAGGCATGGCGGTAGTCTCTTCAGAATCTGTGTTATAAACCCATACACAGCGCGAGTCAGATATTTCCAGGAAAATCCCACAACCATTAATCAGAGATATGTCTAAATTTCTGTTGAATAGTTTCATTAACATTCCCCTTGAAGGTAAAAAGTTATGGAATCAAATTCCTCCCATTCTATGTGCTTGGTTTCTATGGTGGTTTTCGAGTGATCTCTAGTTCTGAGACCATGTTCGTCTTTCACCACTCTTCCGTTTTTGTGCGTCTTGAAAGCGTATGTTTTTTCCTGATACTCAATAACAGGGTTTTCACTCAAATTCTCAGCGAAATCATACGCAACGCCATAGGTTTTGTGAACATAACTTTCCACCGCTAGGCAGATTTCCCACTGATCTATTTTAATTCTCACTTTGTCACCTCAATTGCAGGAATTTCCCGCTGTAAGCGCAGCCAATCTTCTTTGGTTGCAGAATGGTTATTTGCAGGCAAAAACAACCTGTTGAACCTAAAATCAATAGCGTCATGTAACGCCTCTAAAGCGTCTATTTCGTCACAACTGGGCATAAAAGCCCCTTCTTTCTCTAATGCCAGTGCATTGATGCTAACATCCCTCAACAGCATGTAGAAATACTCCTTTTTATTTTCCATTTTTGTCTCTCCTATCGAAGTGCATATCATATTCTGATGACTCTGAAATGAATTTAACTATCTGGTCTTGATCTATGTTATAGAGTTTAGATGCCTCTCGCAAGCTCAAAACACCATTAGCTATGTCTGTTGCGGCCTTCATTGTTGCTTGAACCTCTGGATTTAACTCTCCCGAAGTCATGTATTCTTTAAACATTTAAAATACTCCTCTTTAACCATTTAGCACTCAGCCTATCGCTGTCACTCTCCAATATAGGCCAAACATTACGCGCTTTAGGCGGCTCTATCATGGCATCGGTGATGATTTTAGTACCTTTTAGACGCTTATGCAAACAACTTTTACTCATGCCCAACAAATTAGCAGCATCTATCAGCGTATAACCTTGACCAACAGGGGCTAAACGAGAATCTGTAGACCCGTTAACGAAATACCTAGACTGTATTCTTTCTAACATTTGTTCATACTCCCTTGACAGTGTTTTAAAGGGGGCTATAATGGCTCTGTAAAGCCGTTTCAGCCCTTTTCAGTAATTACTAATAGTTATACTATGTGACTCTCTAAAGTCTCTATAGAGACTTCTTCTTCTTCGCTATAACAGCAATATCTACAAAGAATGCTAAAGTCTCTAAAGCGTCGAGATCATCGCCATCAGGCAACCATGAAGTTTTAGAGAGCCAGTCTACCCTATCTGCTAGCCTTTGAAAACCATCTAAAAACACATTTCTGCGCTCTTCATCTGTCAATAAGTTCTCATCGCCATGATACTCGTTATTTCTCATCCATATTCTCCCATTCTGCGGCTGTTATACCCGTCATAATAAACTCACGCTCTGCAATGTGCAAATGCCCCAGTGCATCCTGAATCAATGCGCCTTCTCGCCATCGAGTCAATTGCTCCTCTGTAACATCAATGTCCATAGAGTGAATTAGCCCTGAAATCATACTAGTTTTAGTAATTACCATAATAACCTCTTATTTAAGCCTCCTGAGAGGCTGTTTAAGCCCTTTTAAGGGCATTGTTGGTATATTTGCAACCCCAGTGTAGGGTGTACGCAATTCCGCAGTATCTGAGCAGGACAATGGTTGCCCTTGTAATAGATATTTTCATCGTAGTGTATGTCGAGCCATTCCATCAATGCTTTTTTACCTGCTAAATTGGCTAAATTGATAAAATTCTCAGGCCGTTTAACATCTTCTGCTTTAAAGTCAAAATTAGACCAAAAACAATGCCTGCCCACCGTCACCGTTGGCGGTACTAAAAAATCATAGAATGGTTTTACGTTCTCTACAACGAATTTACCCTTAAAAAAGTGCTGTAGAAACAATATTTCCTGATACAGTCCCATATCAGGGTACTTTCTGTTTTTATGGCGAGTTGCTTTAGCCATTCTGGAATGAGTAGGGCAGGGTGGCGATGACCAGATAAAATCAAAGTCTCTAAAATTCTCTCTCAAATATTCGTGAGCGTCACCTACTACCACTGTATCGGTTGGGTGCAATCGCTGATAGACTTCTGCAATCTTCTCATGGCTCTCAACTGCTACTACTTCGCAGCCCTCCCACAATTTTCGGTTGCCCCCCAAACCTGCATACAAATTTAATACTCTCATTGTTCTCTCTCTCTCTATTGTTTAAAAATGCAAGGTTACTCTTTGTCAACAATAAACGCAACACCCAATCAAAATAAACTCTTCTCTCTAGTCTCTCTCTTCGGTCCTCATAGGGACTGTGGCGGTTATCATGTACACCAACACTACCAACTTAGCAGACATAGTTTAGAGCAATAGCCATAGCAAGTCCAGGATCGTCATATAAGGGCGTTTAGCGTCAATTGTGACCTAGGGTACTGGCTAGCAATAAAGGCGCTTAAAACGGCTTATATTATATGATGGGCATAAAAAAAGCCTTAGCGATTAACTAAGGCAAATGGGGATTACTAGGGAATTTTAGGTGTTGCGCTCAATTGCGGGATAGTCTCGACGCAATCGCGCCCAATGATCTGACAGTATGGGCCTGCGCCAGTTTAAAGCGCGGCCGATGTTTATAACTCGCCTAGCTTGGCCGATGTTTAGGCCGTAATATTCAGCAAACCTATCAACGGTTAAAAAGTTATTAAACCAATCTAAATATAAACCTTCTATTTTTTGTCTGCTAGTCATTATGTCACCGCCTTAATTAAGCCATTAGCCATTGTCACTTGTGCAAAGAATTCGCGCCCCTTGCCTGTTATGTGAGGCCGATTTGCGCCAGTCATAGAACCATCGCGGACATACTCCGCACCGAACAAGCTTGTCTCTATGTAGTCTAGTGGCTTGCCAACGTGTTCTTTAAGCTCTTTTTTGCTCTTGTAGTTAAATATGATCATGGTTTATTTCCCCATTAAAATTGTTTTTAATTGCTTTATGGTTTTACCAGTTATTGCTGATAACTCCGCCAATGTTATATTGCTGCTGTCGAAATACGCCTTAATATCGTCATTAGTCATTGTATACATTGTCTAGCCTCCTATAGCTATGATGTTAGAATCCACTACGAAACCTGTAGTATCCTTTTTTGCCTTGCCTTTAGCGAGCAATCCTACCACTACATGCCCGCTGCGTAAATTGTCTAAATCGCTCTCATCCCCGTCGATCACTTCGCGCCCCATAAAATGCGTTGGCAAGGTATGTCGAAACACTACCGCCATAGGGTAGCCATTAGGTAGCTTCTCGACCTGCTTTCGATACGTGGGCGCACCGCTATACGAAAACATCAATTTATAGTTGGCAGGGGTCTTGCCGATCCTTTCAACTCGCTTGGAATAATCATAGAAATTCAAATCAGGGAACAATTGTGGAACACCTAACCTTTCCCAAGCAATGTCACTAATGGTATTCAGGCGCACTTGACCTATAGAGCCGCTGCGCTTGCAAAGCTTGTCGAAATTGTATAACTCTTTGCATAGCTGCGCTAAAAAAGCATCCTGATCAGCGTGAAACCAATCTGTTTTTGCCTTTCGCCCTGCTTTAACATTGCTAAATATACCCATGCCCGCTGATTTTAGGCAGGCTTCCATACATTTTGCAGCCTTACTACCCGCGCATGTAATGTGATCAGGATACAGTGACAAGGATGCTACCCGCGTCTGTATCTGCTCTTTTTTCTGCGTCTTTGCAATTTTTGGATTGCTTGCACTAGTTGATAATAATTTCATTGTCTTATACCCCATATCTATAAATAAATGATTCGTGAATGACTACCCAACTTGCAACCACTATAATAGCCAGAAACGTACAGCAGAGTATAGTCGTTATTAATTCGTCGCGCTTTGCCTTTTGTCGCTTTAACTTATATGCCTTATTCATTTTGTCACCTTGGTTTTGTAGTTGGTTTAACAATAACCACCGTCGCCAGTGGTTACTATAATCCTACTGCTTAACCTCAACCTGTGTAGTCAGCGTTGATATAATGAGGATCAGCGAGAACCTCTAGCGACCACTCCTCTAAAGGGTGCGGTATGCCTACGCCTACGAGGCACTGGACAGCCTGAGCGCGTCGCTTGATCGCGTATGCATGGTCGCCAACCGAAGTCATTGATTCACTACTCCAGAGACCATAAGAGCTGAAAGCGTCTGCTATTTTCTTTGCGTTCTTTTTAGATATATACATGGTGTAACTCCTAAGTGATAATGATTCTCATTTGTGTTTAGTCATTGGCTTTTTGTGCCGTTGCGTGATTGTACCATTGTCAACAGGGTACGCTTATACCGATTCGCTATAAGCAGATAGCCATTGATAACCATATAAACATGCACCGCTGTAGGCCAGTACTGGTGCGGGCTGTAGCGATTACCGCGTTTAGCCCTGAATTGATACCATCGCATAGGCGTATCTATAACGCGCTTAAACAGCATTATATAAGCCTGTATAGCTATATAACCTGTAGTTATAGTCAGCCAAGGTACTATCACTGAGATGTATGGCGATAGTGCTTGACAGTCTGTATAGCTATGTGCTTATTGGTTTAGGTAGTGCTATATAGTACCACCACAGACACTCACTCTTGTCAATCACCCCAGGTTATAGTGACTATTCATCTGAGTGATGGCTATATAGGCTATAAAGACTTGACAGGCTGTATCGCTGTATGCTAGGGATTATATAGGGACGGGGGAGGGGCTGGAGTTGCGGAGATTGTTACTGTACCCGCTCAGATACAAAAAAGGGTCAATATAGACTATAACAACAACCGAGCTGATAGCGATAGACTATAGAGCTATGTCATTGATAACTAAGGAGAATGGTGGAGCGACTGCGGAGACTGCAGGACTGCTGAGATCCGCTAGAGAAAGGACGAGTCTGTATAGTCTGAACAGGGCAGACAAAGACAGAACAACCCCTGTAAAAACTAATTAACAAATAACTAAAGATAATGCTTGACTTTTGCTTAGAAATGTGCTAGTATAGACTATATAGTTTAAACAACACGCTTTTCAGCTCTTTTCCAACGCTTCAACCCTTTTCAGTAAGTA